TGGATGACTATTTAGTCGACATAGTTCCCATTGATGATACAGACTACGTTATTTTCACTGATGACTAAAAAGTATTTTCCTAATAAGTGGAGTAAATATAAGAAAGCTCCAGCAAAACTCTTTCAACCTATTGCGTTTGATGATTTCATGGACTGGAAGATCTCTGGTTGGGAGATTCCACATGACGTTTCATGTATAATTCGTGAAGAAAACGTAATTACTGGTAAAGTAAAAGAGTACGTTTACAAAACAGATCTTGGAGCAAAGAAAAAGATTAAGAAAATCATGGACGCTAACGAAAGTGAATTCACTGTTTGTAGCGTCGATAACATACACTACATGAAACCTGAGGTATTTGATGATGAAAACGAAGACGAAGAATGAACTGGATGAGATCTATTCTTATGAAAAACAAGCATTAGATTCTATCCCAGAAGATCATCCACACTATGATGAACTAAGAGCACTATTAATCGACCAAATTAACGATCAAATAGACGATGTTACCCACTCCAAGCCAAATTGATGAACAAGTAGAACTTGAGAGAGACCAGATAAGGCAAGGTCTCAAGCGTCTCAAAGATAATACTATTAAATTGGAGAATAAAAGCTATGCTTCAGCTACTATTTATGGTATATCTTCTGTGGATACTTTACTTCCACTCCTCGTAAAGAGGATTGAGGATACTAATTTAAGGATACATAAGGGTAAATATGGTGTTGCTTTCAAGGACATACATAAATATCTAAGCAAGCTAGAACCGCTCGCAGCAGCCGCAATAGCATGCAAGATAACATTTGATAAGGTATTCAGTTTTAAGGACGGTAGCAACCAAACAACGAAGGTATGTGAGGCAATTGGACGTGCTATAGAGGATGAATGTCATATGCGACATTATGAAACTAATGCACCTGGTCTATTACATACACTAAAGAAGAACTATTGGCATAGATCAATAGGGACGCAGCAAAAGTTGGTGGTTATCCGTACTTTAATGAACAGATATCAAGTGGTACCATGGGAAACATGGAGCACAGCTACTAGAGTTAAGCTCGGTGGTTGGTTACTTGATTGTATTATGGAGTCTAGTGGATGGTTTTATAAGCTATCTATTAGAGAAGGTAGAAAGACTACGCTATATGTAGTGCCTACACCTGAGTTCATAGATATCAAGGACGAGGTTATGAATCATGCAGAGTTATTCTCTCCATTAGCATGGCCGATGCTGATACCACCTAAGGATTGGAGCAATGAATGTCCAGGCGGATACATTACAAATGAGGTTATGCATGGTCACGATTTGATACGAAAATCTGATCCCTTCCCTATACAGGGAGAAATACCGCTCGACTTTTTGAATAAGATTCAGAAGGTAGGGTATAAGCTTAATCCATTCACAGTCAATGTTGCCAAAACCTTAGAACATAAAGGGATTAAAGTTGGTAAATTTCTACCTATAATAGATTATGATTTACCTGTTAAACCTATAGATATCGAAACTAATTACGATGCTCGTAAGAAGTATAGAAGAGAAGCTGCAGAAGTAATGAATACTAGAGCTCAAGAGTTTAAACGTTCTTGTAGAACTAGGATGACTATGCAAGCTGTAGATAGGTTTAAAGATAGGGATAGATTCTATATTCCTTGGTCTTTTGATTATCGTGGAAGAGCATATCCTATACCAGCATTCCTAACTCCTCAAGATACAGACTTTGGCAAATCTTTACTAAGGTTTTCTGATGAGAGTTATACCAACAAGGACACTGACAAGTGGTTAGCATTTCAATGTGCTACAACTT